TTCATAGCCGGTGCCGAGTTCGTCCTGCCCCAGCGAGCCGCCGACCGTCGCAGTGGAGAACATGAAGTAGTCACTCACGTTCCCGGTCGCGTCGAAGTTGTTGTAGCCGAACAGTGCCGGTTGCTGAGGCTGGTTGGTGCCGCAGATCAGGCAGGGGTTGTTGGTCGGCTGATTGCCGTCGGGTTGGACAGCCACCAACGACAGCGAACTGGTCGAACCCGTATTCGCGAAGAGGTCGATGGTCGCAGCCTGGGCGTTCGCGGCAGCCAGACTGAAGGCGGCCACCACCGCAGCGATAAGGTGTCTATTCATTGGAGTCCCTTGCAAGGAAAGGAGTCTTTAACAGGGTGCCCCTCATTCCCCTTCGCTATTGCTAGCAGGGGATAATGACACATTCTGGCCACAATAGCAAGGCGCTTAATCAGGGCACGGCGCAACGCACAGGCTTCGCCAGCCAATTCACGCTGGAAGAAATGCGACCGCACTGAACAAAAGTGAACCAGTAACCAAAGTTTATCGAGCCAAAAGGGGAAAACTGGAAGCAGCCGGGTTGACATTTGGAGGTGGTTGGAAGATACTCCGACATGGCATTTGCGGAGCTGAATTTGGCGCCCCGGACGAGGGGAAGAGGGATTTCCCCCACGAAAGTGGAGGTTATTGGCGACCTCACGACTGCGGATTTGGCGCTATTAGCCTCAGAGCGCGGCATTAAGCCGGTGCCGATTAAGGCCCTCCGGGATCGTCACCACGCGCTGGCACGGTGCCTCGCCACAGGGATGAGCAACGCCGAAGCCAGTATTATGACCGGCTATGATCCCTCGCGGATCAGCGTTCTCAAAGCCGACACGACCTTCAAGGCGCTGGTCGAAGATTACCGCAGTATGGGCGACGCGGCGCAGGCCGACTTCGTGGAACGGACTAATGTTCTCACGCTCACGACTGTGAACCGGCTCCAGGAGCTTGTAGAGGACGACGACTCTCTCTCCCCTTCCACGCTTCTGGAAATTGCCAAGTTCTCCGCAGATCGAACCGGCCACGCGCCAGTTCAAAGAAACGTGAACCTGAACGTGAACGCCGACCTTGGAAACCGCCTCCAAGCGGCGCGGCGCAGGCTTGCCCTGGCTCAAGGAAGCCAAGTACTGGAAGCAAAGGTTATCAGGGACCCACGGGCGCTGCCTGACATTACCCTGGACCTGCCCGATGTCTAGCCCAGGCTTCGCCAGCCAGCGCACACTTCTCCGTTCCCCGGAGGAAGAACTCCTCGACGATCTCGCCGCGCTTGAAAAGAGGCCGTACGATTTCGTCCTCTGGGCGTTTCCGTGGGGAGAGGAGAATACTGAACTTGAACTCCGCGCCGGGCCGGACGTCTGGCAGACGAAGTTGCTGCTTGAAATTCAGGAGATGCTCCTTGCCGGATACTGCACCGCCAACGGCGCCATCCAGTACGCCATCCGATCAGGACACGGCGTTGGGAAATCAGCCTGTGTTAGCTGGCTTGTCTGGTGGGCGATCAGCACAGCTGTTGGGTCCCGAGGGCGCGTCACGGCTAACACGGAGAAGCAACTACGCACTGTTCTCTGGAGTGAGATCGCCAAGTGGCATGGGCTCTTCATAGCAAGGGACCTGTTCAAAGCCACCGCTACGGCGATCTATTCAGCGGACCCCGCGCAGGAGAAGACCTGGCGGATTGACGCAGTTCCGTGGAGCATTGATAACCCTGAGGCGTTCGCCGGGCTGCACAACTACGGCAAACGGCTGATCTACATCTTCGACGAAGCCTCCGCGATTGCAGACAAAATCTGGGAAGTCGTTGACGGCGCGATGACTGACGCGCTGACCGAGCTAATTTGGATCGCTACCGGGAACCCTACGCGTAACTTCGGCAGGTTCCATGACTGCTTCAACGACTCGTCCGGATGGTTCACTCAGGTTGTGTCTTCTGAGGACTCAGCGTTCTCGAACAAAGAACAGCTTAAAAAGTGGGAACGTGCCTGGGGCTGGGACTCCGACTTCTACCGTGTCCGTGTACGCGGGGAGTTTCCGAACTCGTCCGAACTGCAACTTATTCCGGTCGAGACCGTCCGCATGGCTATGCAGAGAGCGGCGATCTCCCACGCTCTAGAGCCCCTTCTACTGGCCGTCGACATCGCTCGGTTCGGCTCAAACGAGAATGTCGCTTGCTTACGCCGAGGTCGCGATGCAAAGACAATTCCTCCCTCTCGTTGGCGGGGGCTTACGGTCCCTGAATCTGCAAACCGAATTGCTAGCCTTATCGCGCAGCATTCCCCAGATGCGGTCTTCATCGACGAGGGTGGGGTTGGTGGAGGTGTGGTTGACTGTGTTCGACTCGCGGGCCACGCCGTCATCGGAGTTAACTTCGGGGGCGCAGCTTCCTCTCGACCTGAAGGAGCCCTGGTCGGAAACAAACGAGCCGAGATGTACGTTGCACTACGAGAGTGGCTCCGCACAGGTGGTGCCATTCCCGACGACGAGGAACTCTGCGAACAGCTAGTCTCGATCGAATACCACTTCAACAAAAAGACCGAGATTATGCTAATGGCCAAAGAGGATATGCGGCTGCTCGGCCGCCCCTCGCCAGACTGGGCCGACGCACTGGCGATGACCTTCGCCTTCCCGGTCTCCGCGCGCAGGTGGCGCGGCAAAGCCCAGAACACGTTTGAGTACGACCCTTACTCAATCCAAGCCTTTCGAGAAGGTTTCACGGAGGTAAACTAATGGGTAGTTCCAAGGCACCGCCGGTTCCCTCGCCTGAGGCACCGCCGCCCCCGCCTCTTCCTACAGCCGCAACAGGCGTCGGCGGAAAGCCGAAACCCACTGCTAACCTCGGCGGAACCTTCCTGACCGCCGCAATGCCAGGCGCCCCGCCGCTGACCAAGCCGAAGAAGACCTTCGGAGGCTACTGATGATCGACCCGAAGCGCCTGCCCGATAAAACCAGAATCTCCCTTCGCCAGCAACTCGAAGGGCGGATGGAAGGTATGCGACAGGATCGTATGCCCTGGTGGGCGCATTGGGCTCAGATCGCGGAGGTTATGCTCCCGCGGCGATACCGCTGGTTCATTAACCCCAATCAGTGGAACCGCGGCAGCCAGATGAACGCGGCGATTATCGACGAGACTGGGATGGTCGCGGCCCGGACCTGCGCCAGCGGGATGCTTGCAGGGATGACCTCCCCTACCCGCCCTTGGTTCAAAGCGGCGCTCTCGGAACTTGGCGAACTCCCTCCCGGACCGGAAAAGAACTGGCTCGCAGAAGTCACCCGGAGAATGATGCGGGTGATGAATGAGTCGAATTTCTACCAAAGTCTCGGCACCTTCTACCACGACCTCTCTACGTTTTGTTCCGCCTCTATGCTCGTCTACGAGGACCCGGGTCAAGTCATCTGCTGCTATAACCCCTGCCTTGGGGAGTTCTTCTTCGCTAACGGGAAGGACAATAAGGTCAACACCTTCTACAGAGAATTCACCCTCACTGTCTCCGCCGCGTGCGAGCAATTCGGGCTCGAGAACCTCCCCTTAGATGCCCAGCAGAGCTTCAAACAGGGCGGTGCGAACCGCACCAGGGAGATAGTAATCTGCCACGCTATTGAGCCTAATTCAGACCTCTGGGAAAACGCGGCCATCCCTCTTGGTAAAGTCGTCCCTTCCCTGTTTAAGTACCGCGAAGTCTACTGGGTCCGCGGCTCCGAGGGCGGGCACCTCATCTCAATGGCAGGGTACAAGACCAAACCCTTCGTAGGTGGACGATGGAACGTAACCTCGAACGACGCTTACGGCAGCGGCCCTGGAATGGATGCCCTACCTGCGATCCGCCAGCTTCAGATACAGCAGCGCCGCAAGGGCGAAGCGATCGACAAACTGGTGCGCCCCCCGATGGTGGCCTCGGTGAATATGAGGAACGAGCCAGCTTCTACGCTGCCCGGTGCAATAACCTACGCTGCCGATATCGGGCCTTCGTCAGGTTTTAAACCCGCGTACCAAGTCGACCCCCGCCTCGCGGAGATGACGAACGACATTCTCGAAGTCCAGCAGCGGGTAAAGGAAATCTTCTTCGTCGATCTCTTTATGATGATCTCCTCCCTGGACACCGTCCGCACGGCTACTGAAGTGGACGCCCGGAGGGAAGAGAAGCTTATTCAACTCGGGCCCGTCATCGAGAGGTTTGAAAACGAAGTCCTTGACCCGCTGATCGACCGCATCTTCGACATCATGCTGAGGCGCGGGCTGTTTCCCGACCCTCCCGAAAGCATCGCCGGTGCGACGATCGACATCCAGTATATTTCCATGCTCGCGGAGGCGCAGCGCGCAGCTTCCACTGCTGGCCTAGAGCGGATGCTCCAAGTCGCCGGCAACCTCGTCGGTACCATCCCAGACATCATGGATAACATTGATACTGACATCGCCCTCGAGCGGTATGCGGATTATCTTCAGGTTGACCCGGAAATCATCCGCTCCCTGAAAGCGGTCCAGCAAATCAGCGCGCACCGGGCTGAGGAACAGCA